CAGAGGAAGCAGCAGCAGCACCAGCAGAGCCTTTCGATGAGTCTACGATTACGAACACCCCGGAGAAAGAGACAGTCGAGAGCGTCGAAGCTGAGATGAAGGTGGATACGAAGAAGAAAACTCCTGCCCCTCCGAAACCCGGTGGAACTAAGGCAGCAGTACCAGAGCAACTCGCAGCCGAGTACGATTACAACTCCGCATGGGAAGCTTGCTGGAGTAAGAAGGCTGACACGGTTACTGATGAGACACTAGGATCGTCTTTCAGTGCAGCCATGTACCGCATCGCTCCTAACCAGAGTGAAGACGATATAAGCGGCGAAGACTGGGGCCTCATCGTTGAAGCCGTTGTTGCTGAGAACGGTACGTTTGTGAAGTAAGCTATCCGCGATACTGAAGTTATTCGCAATACTGAAGACGGCTGGTGCCGGGAAGGGCGTCAGGTTTAGTACTGGCTTCCAGCCGTCTTAATTTTAACATCCTATGAGGCATGATATGCAGGTATCATTTACAAAACTTTTTGAGACTTACAGGCGTAACGTCTATCCAGCTATGTTAGAACACATCGCGGATGAGCTTGGCGTTTCGGCTGACTCCCTAAGCATGATCGGCATAGGGTACGAGTTCGAGGGTCCGTCATGGGTCTTCCCTGAGCGTGATGAAAACGGAAAAATAATAGGTCTCGTGCGTAGATTCGACAACGGCAGCAAGTGTACCGTTGCTGGATCGAAACGTGGACTTACATATATAATGAATCCTGAGCATGGCAAGGATGGTGATCGGTACGCACCCGGTCGTCACAACTGGACTCGTGTATCTGCGGGTATGCCTTGTCCTGTATGCGGAAGAATCAAATGGTGTATGGTATCTTCTGAAGACTTGGAGAACCCCCCGGCTGTGATCTGTGGGCAAGAAGACGGATCAGTAGGCCCTTCAGGTGAGGGTACCTACCTACACATCTTGGATAAGAGGGGGATAAAAAAATCTCATTGTGAAACTGTCTTACCCCAGACAGATTTGCCGATCCTGATTGTTGAAGGTCAGACTGACGTGGCCGCCGCCTATGATCTAGGCATGGTTGCAATCGGTAGACCTTCAGCAAAGTCAGGGCTTAAAGTTTTACGGAGGATGCCGCTGAATGGCAGGCCCGTTGCGGTCATAGGTGAGAACGATGCAGCAGGTGAAGAGGGTATGGAGTCAGCTTTTCAGACGATCAAGAGGCTTACCAGCAAGGTAGTGAAGATGCTGCCCCCGGATGGTATCAACGATTTACGTAGGTGGGTGGTAGCTGGGCTGACTCAAGAACTGTTGATCGAGAACATAGGTGGTGCTTCCAGTTGCTCTAACGAGGATGTATTCGATGATGACGTAGCTCATACCGTAGCTAAAGACTGGATGGAAAAGGAGCTACTTGAAGAAGGCCTCCCCAGCATCAGACTTTACAAGGGACGCTGGCTGCACTACAATAACGGAAGGTACGAGGTGAAAGAGCCGTCTCTGCTACGTGGTCAGTTATACGGTTTCTTAGATGGGAAGCTCTACAAGAGGACTGACCCCACTGGTAATGTAACCGTCGAACCATACAAACCATCGCGTGCAAAGGTCAGTGATATATTTGATGCACTTAATCAGTGGTGCCCCATAACTTGTGATCCCCCTACGTGGCTGGACAACGGGCCTCACCCTCTGCCGATCAATTTGATACCGTTCAAGAATGGACTGCTTAACTTCGATGACTACATGGACGGCAAGATAGCTTTGTTACCATCGACACCAGCTTATTTTAATATGAATGTTATACCCTATGACTTCGATGAGAACCTTGAATCGGTAGAGTGGGAAAGTTTCCTCGGGGATATATTCAACATGGACGAGAATAAGATAGACCTGCTGGCCGAGTGGATGGGGTACAACTGTGTGCCAGATATGTCGCATGAAAAAATGATGATCTTTACGGGCCGCCCACGGTCCGGCAAAGGAACTGTCCTCGAAGCTATGCGGCACATGCTCGGCTTCGGGCAATGCTGTGAGACAAGCTTCCAGTCCCTATGTGGTCCGTTTGGGATGGAACACATGGAGGGTAAACTGGCTGCTATGATCGGTGACGCTAAGACGCCTCAAGCTAGCCAGTCAGACTCGGCATTGGAAAAGATATTGCAGATAGTTGGCGGTGATCCTGTCACCATTAACCGTAAAGGCATAACGGCTCTTGCCATCGTGCAACTGAGGTGCAGATTTACTATGGCTATGAATGAACTACCGGCATTCGTTGACCACGCCAGTGCCCTTGAGCCGCGGCTGAATATACTATCCTTCGGGAATACCTACGTAGGGCATGAGGATCGGTTCCTGAAGTCCCGGCTAAATAAGGAAGCTGACAAGGGAAAGCTAATCAACTTTGCTCTCCGCGGGCTGAAGCGTCTGCGTGAGAATCAAAAGTTTACGGTCCCAGAGTCTGCTGCTTCTCTAGCAGAGCAGTTCAGGGTTATATCAAATCCTATCCATGAGTTTACAACAGAATGCTGCGAGTTTGCTAGGGACTGTGATGCTCCTGTGGAAACTTTCTGGGTTACAAAGTCAACGATGTTCAACATCTATCGTGACTGGTGCAAAGCAAATGGCAGGGCTATCGGGATGAAGGCTAGATTCTTCCATCGTTTCCTCGCCGCGAATCCTAGCTTGGACGGTAAGACTAATAATGTGATCGGTGTAAGGGTATCCGACGAAGCAAAACAAGAATATATGAACTAGGAGAACTGGAATGAGTGCTATGAAATGTGGTTTGGTAGACAAAAGAAATGAATCCACCGTCGCAAACGTTTTCTTCGATGACCTTAGCATCGGAAATGCGGTACTAGGTGAAGAGGGGTTTGTCAGACTTAAAATTTCTGACTCTGGCTACCTCTACAAGAACGGCTCTGACTCGATTATGAGTTGCGAAAAGTTTAAGTGGCCCGAATCCGGGGTGCAGGGAGAAGTTGTTAACATGAAACTTACTATGGAGGTGATAGCACTATGAGCATGAACAAATTTGGGTGGGTAGCAGTGTTAGCGTGGGCGGCATTGATCGTCGTCGCAACGATATTTATGGGATGCCAGCAGTATGACTATATCCATGAGAAGGACGGTGAGATAACAAAGATATCGATTGACATACTCGGTACTGACTCGATCAGGTCAGGCATGAAACTGAAACTGCCTACGGTAACATTCGAGTTAGAAGAGTCAACGCTCGATACTGAATCGATCCAGAAGATTCTCGAAGAGTTCGGGAACATGGACCTCATAGAGATACTGAAATTACTGGGGGCGTTATGAAAAAGTTATTTAAGTGGCTCTTCACAGACCAGAGCCTGCACTTTAAGTTACAGTGTAGGTACAATGAAGGCTACGCTAAAGGGCACAGTGAAGGCAAGTCAACAATAAGTGGCTTACGTGTACGTGTTACGGTTTTAGAGGCCCGGATGGAGCGACTCGATAAGCTGGTCTTTGAGCTAAGGACTAGGGGAGCAGGCAAAAATGATAGCACATAATCGGACAACTCTGCTGGCATGGCTGGAAGACAACGCACCTACACCATCAGTGAAACGTGCCTTGCTCTCAGGTTTACCGATTACGATCCTCGGTGCGTTCAACCCTTTACCCGATTCAAGCTGGCCGGGATTCATCGTCATGGCTATCAGCAAGACAGGTAGGGTGTACCATGTGGCTATAACGATGCCATCATTCCGTAAGTCTAACGCTTACATGCTTGGTTACATCGACTGGAAAAGCTACGTAGGTGGAGAGCATCCACTGTACGCCGGTGACATGCCAAGGATGGCAGCTAAGGCGAAGGAGCTTGGATCGTTTGAGAGGGTGAATGATATGAAAGAGGTGAGGCATGAGTAAAGCAAGTAAAATAATAGCCGATCTTACTGAGTTAGTGCAGGAACATGGCGATCTGGAATGCTCCTATGAAGATGATAGCTGCTGCTCTTGCAGGGTAGATGGGTTTGAGTATGAAAAAGACGAGGAGGAGTTCAGAATAATATGAACAGACGTAACTTCCTGAAGAACATGGCTGCTGCAATGGTGATACCGCTGGCGTTGAAAAGCGTAGCTGCTCCTGTCGCGTCAACAGGCGTTACTCAAGCACAGCTTGAAGAACTGATAGCGGTGACGCTGAAAGACATGCCTGTAGGTACGCTAGTTTTAAATCCTACGCGGCCCTTAGAGTGGGTTAACTATTATGCGGAATATAAATTTGAATTAACGGAGTTGTACTGTGGAAAAAAGACTGATAAGACTGAGGGATGTGCCGCTGAAAATAGCGGAATTGACAGGTGTGCAGAGGTCGCGAGGGACCATCTATCTGTGGGTCAACAAAGGGTGTCGGACTCTGGATGGAAGGCGGGTGTACTTAAAGACTACTACCCGGATGGGTCAGTTATTTACTGATGAGGATATGATACAAGAATTTATTGAAGGAGTCGGCTAATGGCTAAGAAACGAAGAAGCTGGAAAACTACACTATGGGAAACCGTTGAGTGCGAAGAAACCGATTGCTGGTGTATGGGTATAAAGGCGGAAACTGGATACGAAGTACAGCAACATGGATGGATGCCCAGAGGTCTTGCTACATTAGTAGTAAAGGAACATAACGAATTACTAGAAAGCAAACTTGCTAAGAAAGAGGTGGGATGATGGCAAGTAAAAGACATGACGAATTTAGTGCCGAGCTTAATCGGATAAAGAAGCTGGTACCCGGACTTGATTGCACAGAAATTTACTGTGACCGTGGTATGCCCTTAACATTCGTATGCTTCCTTGAAAACCGTAATGAGGAAAAGTTCTATATGTATAGAGAAGAGGGGCCTCAAGTTATAGCAAGCCGCATACTCGAATGCTCTAAAGGACTACTCGCTCGTATACAAAAGAACGTCGATGCCTTAGAGGAGGTGGGGTGATGCCTGAGACATTGAATGAATCACAAAAGAGATTCAATAAAGAACTTGATCGGATAAAGGAAGTGGTCCCGGTGCTGCACCTGTCTAGTATGCTACCATGCTGCGGGCAGTACAGCGTCCTACAGGGGAGCTTAGACAGGTTCGCAACATTCGCCGTGGAGAGACCAGAGGACGTAGCGGTGCTGGCTGATCGTGTCTTAGGTGCAATCGACAGGAGTATCGAAGAGCTTGTGATTGCTCGTAGACTGGTAAAGAAATATATAAGAGAGAGGAAAGATGATGGAAATGATAGCGTTGAAAACACTATTCATAGTGAGGCATGATAAGAGTACCTTACCAATCTTAGAGATCATGGAGCCACTTGACTTCATCTCTCTGGCGGTTGGCGGTGGTGCTATCGTGTGGGTATACAAGGGTCTGTCTATGCTGGTACCGGCTGCTCGTATACAGAACATGGTGAGGATGCTCGAATCGGAAAAGCATAACAACGGGAAAACTAAACCCATCACTATGCAGTTCCGTTCCGATGAGGCGATTAAGTTGCCTCAACAAATTGCTAATGCCCTATTGGGCGATAGCTGAAGTATAAGTGAATACGATCAACGCCACGGTTAACGATCCTGCAATCGCTAACATGGCAAAATATAACTGGGAGTGGTGTCTTAGATGCCTCTCCCAGCTTTCTTTTAGCCACTTAACATTGACACTCATTTCCGTCAGCAATTCCCTGTCAGTCTTATCTTTACTCATGGTGCCAGCCTCTCACTAGAATGTCATTCTCTTTGTCTTCTCCTCTTCCTCGCCACCCGGCCAACCGTAGTTAGTCAGTGACCAATCAGAGTAGATCAATCGACGGAGATCATCAGTTTCCCCTGTTACGATATCATAGACGCCTTCGCCAGTACGAATCACTGAGTTAGGTATCCTGCCAGTGAGACCACCAACAGTCTTCAAAGCATACTTCGCAGTTTTCTTCGCTGCCTTCTTACGCTCTTCACCTTCAGAAGTAATAGTCTTAATCCCTGACTGCGTAGCCTTCGAGAAGTTAGCCGGTATGATGTCTTCAACGGATGTCTGACCACCAGCAAAGCCGAGTAAAGCATCTATGAAAATCCTGCCAACCATAAATACGGGGCTTACTGTATAGACAGCCATATCGAATAAGGCATCCTTCCAGTCATCAGGAGGACCGCCGCGAGAGATCGCACCAAACATCGCAGATGGTAAGATGTTAGAGAACAACGCACGATAAGCAACCATCTTCTTATCAATCTTCCCCGCCTTAAACTCACCTACTATGTCATGTGCCCAGAAGTTGAGGTTGTTATTGACCTGATTCTGGAAGGTAGTCAGCAATCTTTCGATAGGACCGCCCCTGAAGAAATCGGGTAAATGTTCAACGTCGCCCATAGGCTGAGTTCGCATAATCATTTTGTCTGCGTACTCAATCGCTCCCTGCTCTGATCCGTCAAGATCAAACTGCTTCTGTATCGACTCGTTATGGAGTGCAGCATCATAAGCAGAGTTCCAGACTATGGTAGTAGTCTTGTTGTCAGCCCACCGCTGCCATGACAGAGCCTTATTAGAGAACTCTTGCTGACCTGTTAGCACTCGTGCAGTCTGGGCTTGTCGCTTAACAGCAGCCACTTCCCTTTCAAAGTTACGAGTAACCATCATATCAGATTTCTCTCTCATGCGATTCTCAAGCTGCTTGAATACCTTCGGCTTCATAGAAGACGCCATGTACTTTGTAGTGTTGGCTAACAAAGCCGGGTGCATAGCCACGTAGTTAAAGCCCGATATGAACTGCCTCGTTACTGATGGTATGTTCAAAGCGAGACTGAATATAACACCCTTCTGCCGCAGCATCAATAGTATCTTAGCGTACAAGGACGACTGCTCGATTGCATGTCCTGTGATACTGTTCTTCAACCACGAGTCAAGAATCTTAGCACCATGACCAGCAGTAACGCTGTTCAGGTTCTGACGAAACTCCTTGGTATTGAGTATAGCACCGACACCCTTAGCAACAGGTGCCATGTGAATGAACTGCTCGATCCGCGACGTGTGATTGAGATACACACCAAACGAGTCAAGGTTCAACGGCTGTGAAGCACCTTTGATACGCTTCTTAGTTTCAGCCGGTTCGGTTTTGAATCCTTCACGAGCAGGTCTGTTCTCCAGTTCGCTAAGAAAATCCTCTGTCTTCATATCCGCGAGATCAATAACCTTGATCGGAAAATAGTTGTCCTGCTGCTCAAGCTGCCTGCCTAATCCGATCACAGCCGCCTGATTAGCACGATCAAAGTTTGTCTCAAGGTCCTTGAGGATGTACTCAGCGATGGCTCTTTCCTGCGGAGTAATCGAATCAATGATCTTCAAGAGTATGGCATCCGGGTTGCTGTACTGTGATAGATTACCAGCCTTGAGATGCTGCATACTATCAGGATTCTTCATAGCCAGAAAAGCACCAATCTTCTCAGATGCAGATAGCTCCAAAGCTGGCTCTGTGGCAGTGGCTTCAACGATGACAGACTTACCACCAGTGATGTACTTGGCCCACAGGGAGGCCCCTACGAGCTTGCGTACTGCACGTTTAGTAAGTTTACGTGCTTTCTTACCAGCAGCGGCGTCTTCGACTGCTAGAGCCTCCTGTGCGGCCTGTAGGCCCTCCTCTGTATCCAGTTCAGGGGCCATAATGTCAGCCAGTGCGTCTCTGAATCTTGCTACTCTCTGGTTATGTGCCATTCTGCTCTGGACCAATGCTCCGTGGACAGGTCGCCAGATCGAATTATAAATCGGGCCTTCTGTGAAGCCGTCTAAAGCCTCAAGCATCCTTTCGACCCTCCTACTACCCGCCAGAAAATGCTCTATAACTTTGCCGGGAGCTTGGAGAATAGTTTTCCACGCGGCAGGGGAGGTCCCAGATAATTCTTCTTGACTCTTCTGAGTAACGTCACCCTTAATGGATTCAGCCAACTCGATGCCAGTAGAAGAAACGAGACCACGTTCCTTAGCTTCAGCCACGAAGTAACCCTCGACTTTTTTTGCTTCGTCAGGGGTCATGTCCTTCATGGATTTTTTACCAACAAGATCGACTTGAATCTTTTGCCGATCTTTCTTATTCATGTTCATCAGCCTTGCGAGACTGTGAACTTTTATGAGTGAAAACTTCTTAGCCTTCTCATCGGTTGCAGGTACATCAGGATCGACACGATTCTCCGCTTGCAGTGCTTCATTTCTAGCACGTCCACCCTTGTACTCACCGTTAAGGATAGCAGTCTTTGCAACTTCGTCACCCTCGATAGCTTTTGAAAACAGAGCCTCATAAGAAGGTAACGCTTCTTCCAGTGCCTGTTCAGCAGCCATTTCTTGGATACGCATAGCCGCGAGTTCATCGCCCTGCTCTACCAGTTCCAAGAGTTGTTCATACTCCATCTGCTGTAAGGCTTGCGTATCAGCTATAACTTCTGCCTTTGTATCCATTGTAGATTTAGCAGCGTCCTGTTGTCTTTCAGGAGTCGCTTTAGCTACGCTCTCATCAGGAGTAACATCGAACTCGCCCTTTAGCACGCCATCTATGATCGTATCGAACTCAGCGAGTGTCGCAAGTTTCTCATCGGGTGAAAGATTCGGATCGTCTTTGATCGCGTTATCGATTTCTGCTATATGCTTCTTGCTATCCTTGGCAGAACTTTTCTTCCTGCCATTAGTAAACATAGCCGTGGTGACACCACCGACAGCAGTTCCGCCAGCCATAGTAGCAGCTATGAGACCTTCTTGCAATCTGCGATCTAAGAATCCTTTCACTCCACCTTCAGGCTTCTTACCGTAGAGTATGTAAGATGTCGCTTCTCCCCACGTACCCTGTGCCTGTTCTTCCAAGGCTTCTTCAACAGCGGTCTTGAGTGTTGCTTTAGTAATCTCCTTGACTTTACCGAGCTTGCCAACAGCTTTTTTCAGCACTGTAGCATGAGCCTTTTTACCTACCTTAATGAGGCCCTTCAACTGCATAAGCTCTAACGCCGTAGCCACAGAGCCATACATAAAGTAAGCTTTCTCAGCCGTCTCTTCAGACTCGCCATCGGCTATCGCTGTGTCGTAACCAGACTGACCCTCTGCACTGAATACCAGTGTAGCAGCTACGTGCGGCTGACCGGCAGCAGTAGCCAGTCCCGCCACGACCAACAACGGTAAAGCTTCAGTGACTGCGACAGCCAGTTTATCCGGGCTGCTCACCAAGTCAAGGAAGTTCTCTGGCGGAGTAGTCTCCCACTCTGGGTGTCGATCCATCATCCTCTGTACCAATGCGTCTTCACGGTTGAGTGCATTATTGTACCACTCTTTAACACCCTCTACTACCTTAGCAGCAGGTATCTTTTTCGGGTCGTATCCCGAAGGAGCGTAAGACGGACCGGCGTGAAACTTCTTGCCGGTCTCAAGTGTCTTCGCCATGTGTTTAGGGAGGTACCTGATTCCACGACTCATGCTCATCAGTCCACGAGTGAGGGCACCGCCCATTCTCTGCGGGAAAGTACCTGTCTGTTTTTCCCCACCAGTCAAAGGGTCGATGCTGTCGAATATATCAGGCTCACGTACTCGCTTCTGAGCCAATGCTTGCTTTTGCTCATCTGCTATCTTATCAAATATATCAGGCATTATAGTGAGTACCCCCGTTCAGCCGCTATCTGGCGTGCCTTTGACCTGTCACCACCAGCTTCCTGCATTATAGATACAGCGATTTCTCTGGTGAGTACTTTAGGTTCTGGTGTTTCTTCTTCCATGCCAGTTTCAATCGGTACATCGTCGTAGCTTTTCTTCGGCATCGCTCTTGCTATACTGTCATGCAAAGGGTTGCGAGCTTCAGAAGGACCTGTAGGAGTACCACGAAACTGTGCCCCGTAGCCTCGTGACAGTGGACCCTTTGCTCGTATGGCTCTTATCTCCTTTGACTCGGTATCCCACTTCCACTTCTTACCCTGCGTACCTACCCACGAATCCCACTCCGAGTCTACCTGCCGTTGCTTATTGGAGTCCATGCTATCGTAACCAATGTTTGTACGCCACGCTTTGTACTGACGCATTATGGAAGCCTGCGAGTATCCCTTTACATCCGGTGCCAGCCTGTCCACGCCAAAGAGTTCCCTCTTCCTTATGGTACCCTTTCCAGCCGCCAACGCAAACTCCTCAGCACTCTCCTCATACGCATCTAACTGCGAGGGGGAGAACGGAGCAGCAAACTTCTCTTGCACCGGGGGCTTCATCGAAGCTGTCCTCGCTGCCATTACTTCTTGTGGGAGGACAGTAGCCCAGTTAGACTCCACGCCTTCCTGCTCAGAGAGCAAGCCAAGGTCAATCATGTCCTGCGTCTTACGAAGGGTGTGCTTCCTCTGCATTATGTAAGCTCTCTGCTGATCGAACTCGCTCTGCATCTTCCTGATCTCTTCATCGTACTGGTCAGGCTGAAGCTGTTGATCGGCTAATTGAGCCTGTCTTTCTCCAAAGCCCGCAACCATTCGATTGTAACTCTGCTCAAGATAAAGCCCCGGTGTCGAAGACGGTCCCATCTGATTAAAGTCTGCCATCACTATCTCCTAGCCAAATATTTCTTTCGTTAGTTTCACAGCAACGTCTTGTGCCTGCATGTCTATCCCCTTATTGATCGCACGAAGTAACTTATCGGTTAGCCAAGCCTCCACCCGAATTTTGGTGTTGGGATATTTATCTATCTTCTTGCCGATATCTTCAGGGTCCTCTATAAGAGGCATCGGATGCTTCCTGAGAAAAGCTGCTGCTGCTTTTGATACATTCAAGTCAATTATCGTTATAGTTAATTCTAAATCAGCCATTGCGTGCCTTTCTTATACAATCTTTGTATCGTTCCCTAAGTCATCTGTAAACCATAGCTCACAAGGATCGGCATTCTTAACCCACAACTGGCCGAACCCAGCCGTATCACCCTCCGACGCAGCCTTCTCAGCCATACGGAGTGAGCCATGAGTCTTTATCTCTAGCAGACTCGCCGAGCCTAGAACCATCTGGTTCGACATATCTGGTTCAGCGTTATACCCTATCGCCGTGGAGTCCTCGTACACAAATTGTGGAGTGAGCTTATGCCCGGTGTAAGAGCTTGATGAAGTGATGCCCCTTGAGATAACCTCCAGAGTATTTGCATCATAAATTAAGAAAAGTATGATCTCATCATCTGGCATACCGGGTATCGCTCCTGTACCCTGTTCAAATTTCAGATTTAGGTACGTTCCATTTGCACCAAGACCATGACCCGTTACCGTGATACGATCATTGGCAACATCAAGATCAGAGTCATCAAAATTCACAGCACTTCCTGCATCCTCCGGGAATGCGTTGAAAGACTCAACGCCAAAAGCGATATTGTTGTCACCATCATTATATCTCCCTGCATTCAATCCAACAGCAAAGCAAAAGTCTCCTGTGTTTTGTTGACCAGATAGATAGCCGAATGCAGATTGGTAATTTCCAGTGTTGTACCGACCGGCATAATAACCAACCTGTGTACCACTATGACCCAAACCATTACGTCCTGCTAAGTACCCTACAACCGTTCCTTTTATCTGGGGTATCAAAGCTGAACCTGCTCCGACTGCTGTGAAGAATAAGTCGTTGTCGAATCTAAGATTGCCACAATAGATGTAGTCATCAATAGCATCCGTCCAGTCTATATGCTCATCCTCTACAAAGTTGGTTAAAGCATTATGATCTATAGATGCTTCGAGGTCACTTGCCGTTTCTGCGATAGTCCTCACGGCATACGTATCATCAGCAGTGAGCTTTATAAAACTAGGCGAAACGTATGCGAGTCCAGAAATTGAGGTAAGTGCAGCATCGAATGCCTGCACGTCTGTACCTATTACTAAACTTAACTCTGCTGGTGTCACTGAATGTGGGTTGCCAGAAGTCAGCAAGCTGTGGTCATAAGCTGCTTTAACATTAGCCACGGTCAACTCATTCGTACCATCACTGAGATTACCAGCAAGATATAAATTCCGATAGGATGTATAATTATAAGTTATCGAACCAGACGACCACGTTTTGAAGTAGTAGTCAACTCCGCTTGAGGAATTCCAGAAGGTTCCATTTGGCTGACCAGAATAACATCTACGACCACCAGCATATACATTGCCATTGTAATGCACGAAGTAGTCATCATCATCCCCGGAAGGCTCAATAGCTATAACATACTGGGTGGTTGCTGAAAGAGATATAGGCGTCTCTAGGTCAAAGTCAAAATCTTCACCAGAAGTATTGTCAGTAATAGCACTCCCGTCTACCGTCACACTTGCTAACGGGGTCGGAGTAGTCGAAGGATTAGGCACACCACCAAGAGCAGCATAAACGTGCAGGGTAAGATTCCCGGAAGCACCAACTTTTCTACTCATCCTGAAAGTTGCTCTCCCCAGATCAAAAGCCCCTATCGTGGTGAAGCTCTGCCCCTCCCAACGATTAGCCCTAATACCCAGTCTGTTTGTTCCGGGGTTCGTTGTACTAACTATCTCTTCTGTGTACTCTGGTGGTACTTCTGTTCTCTCCCCTATGTCATAAGTGTCATCTTCATCAGGGATTACACCACCAGTGTTCAGGACATCATTAGCATCCATATCCAGATCACCAGTCATAGCTCTTGTACCAGCAAGGTCAAGATAAAGCAAGTGGTCATCAACGTCACCAAGACCAGAGATAGAGCCGTGGTCAATACCACTTTGAGCCGTAAACTCTAAGGCCGTCTCGCCAACATTAACTCTTGCGAATTTCAAAGCTTGATCGACATACGTAGACGGTGTATCAGTTAATCCTAAGAATGTTGTAATGCCACTTCCACCTGCACCACCACCAGCCGTAGAGTTCGGGATGAATCCTCTCAAGTCCTGATAAGAGTCGCCACCATCATAGTTTATCGTACTGGCTTTTCTCTGTATCGTAAACCTTCCAATGAGAAAACCAACACCCTTATACAAAGAAGGGATGGCATAGTTTGCATAATTAGAAACGTCAATCTGTGCCTGTGCTTCCGTAACGTAATCAGTTTCAGGAAGATTGCACATCACATGAGAAACCTCACCACTCTTATTGCATATTCCCCATACAACTATACTGAGCCATCTGTTGTTTGCAATGGTCCCACCATCGGCTGTTTTCGTTATACTGTTCAGAGTAGTTATAGGATTGTATGCAGTGTCCGGGTCATTCACAACATGAAGTATATCAGTCGGCATTTCAAATGAAGGAAAAGTCTGTTCGTGCATCTGGTATACTTTACCGGAAGTTACAGATACATACGAGTTCGCTGTATCAGCTACCGTCAAAGTTGCTTCTGTACCAGACTTCCACTCAGCGACCATCGCTCTTATTCTTTGACCGAGATGAGACAGATGCCCTTGATTGTTAACAGTACTCTGGATTTCATCATTCCAGTTCTGATTTCGTAAAGGCCCTTCTGTTCCAACAGTTGCAGCAGACTGCATTACTAACTCAGCTACTCTTATGTGTTCTGCTGCGGGCCATGACGTATCTGCTGTTAATACCTTTGTTGATTGTGGGATAAAGATATAGCATGTTAGAGGAACCGTATCAGTTCCGACATACGCAGTGATATCAATGGTTGCTCCGGGGTCTGTATCGAGCATTGTAAAGCCATCACTGAAAATCATAGTCATATCAGGATGACTGTTGGTCGGCGTAAGTGTGCCTGTCACAGTCCCAGTATCTTCTGTTACTCTAAAATCAAATGGCTCTCTGAAAGCTCCATTCCAGAAATTCTGAATAGTATCTGTAATCTCATTCGTGATAGAGACAGTGACGTTCCCATCTTCTACACCAACAACACCTACGCCACCGATCAACAAGCTATAGTTAGGGAACGCCGGTGCAGTATTTGTAAGATCACCTGCTACGGCTGCATCAAGGTAAACAAACCCCGTTGACAATCCAGAAGTATTTATGCCACGAACTTTCCCAGACCTTGTTGCAAGTCCGTATTCACCTATGGCAATAGTGGAAGTAACTACCGCTAAAGTTCCAAAGCAGTTTAGGAAGTTATCAGCTTGAGCGTATGCAACATGAGGCGTACCATCCGCGGTAACGCCACCTGTGGGATGAACTACTTTTCCATCTGTTAACTCAGCCCCAGTATTATTATATACCTTGAACACAAACTCTTGACCCAGTTGAAGAACCGGACCAAGACCAGTCGTGACATCAATAGTATGGTCATCGGCATTCCACTTTACTCTGCCTTCAGGACCGTCACCGGGAGTAGCTGTGATATCGAAGTCAATGTAACTGACATCGGTGATCGGATTACCTGTCATGCCCAAGCTGCCGTTAAGGGTCAGTCCCGCAAATGTAGGTGTAGCCCCAGTGTTCAGTGCAGCATCAAGTTTAGCGATAGAGTGACAGATACTGTTCACATCTTGGGGATTAGGTTTTGGTACGAGTCTGGACATTGCAAAAAGCTCCCCAAAAATTACTGTTAGTTACCGAAATCGAGATAGTTATTCATCCCGATATTCATGCCGTAAGCGGATGAACTTAACGGCTTCGACGAAGAAGTAGTTACTCTCGCAACGTCACCCCCTACAGGTGGACCCATTAACGGTTTCTTAGCATAGGTTGCTGCACCGAAGTAAACCCCCGGAGTCTTAACGGCTGGCTTATACGGCTGCAAGTTCAATGAAAGTGGCTTGGCCTTCTCAGTTTTCTTAGCCGGTGCCGCTGCCGTGGGTCGAGTAGGAGGCTGATAGCCCGGTGCCCTACCTGTACCGAAACCGGGAGTTGCACTGCCACCGCCGCCACCACCATAGCTCGCTGCTAGGGGAGTAGTTGAAGTCGTGGTGCGAGCAGCCATCGATCCCTCCATACCTGCTTCCTGTGAGAGTATACCAGACATAGCAGAGAGTCTCGCTGTAGTCGCTCGTGCCAATGCAGGTTGTGCTACTTCTTCTTGATACTTCTTGCTAAGTCCACCCATCATCGAGGTGCCTGCCAGTCCAGCGGCTGCGAGACCCTGCATACCACCAGCTACAGCTTTCTTTTCTCCGCGTTCAATATCAGCTCCGATACCAGCCATGTACTTACCCTCTGGGGCATAGATGGCCTTAGCCTCTTCAAACAGGCTACGCATCTTTTTGAGTGCAGCGGGATCGGTAGTTTGTCTCGTAGTCGCGGTAGACGAGCCACCGCCGCTAGGATATACCCTAGCCTGACTTATTTTGCCTTTACCTCCAAATGCCATTATTTACGCCTCCCAGAATCTTTCAAGTAAACAGATAGTTCTTCAAACCCCCAGCTTTCACCAGCGGTTGTATTCTCTAACTTTACACCAAGGTAAACTCCTCGTGCAGTTTGTCGTCTAGTCGATCCTCTCAAATTTCCGGGGCCGACAAAGGTGCCAGCGAAATTAGGACTGGTACCAGCGTTCATCTTCTCCAAGATAGCAGCAGAAGTTCTCGCTGTGAATACCTTGAAATCAACGTCATCCGAGTCAGCCTGTGAGCCATCGGGTAAACCACCAGCGACAGTGAGATCGAGTCCAGCGATAGTGCCCTCTCTTTGTGACACATCTGACATATGAACCGGGGCGAGAGAAACCTGACTGGAGATTGCAATTTCACTTCCAGAAAAAGCTACATCGTTCTTGGTAGCTTCATCAAAGTTTCTTATGTAACCATTGGTGCCCCCAAGGACAAGTCCCTTGAGCGTAGGATCATTGGAGTCATAGTAAACTCCAGAGTAGATGCCACACTCAGTAGGATAAGTCTCAGGGAAGAAACCGCCAACTTCATTATCATCAAGTGCGTTAAGATCGTAGAAATAATTACTGTTAGCACCAGTCGCCAGAACAGTAATAGCAACTAAGACACCATGCCTGTCATTGTCATACAGCAATGTTACCCTGTGAGTAAGCGGGCTTGCTGCTTCGTTTTTAATCAGACGTGGTAACTTAAATTGCGAGATGCACTGTGGTACACCGGGTATCGTTGTCCTGTAGAGTCCGTTGTTCCCCCAGAAGTAAAAGTTATTGGAATTATCCCAGCAGTAAGAGTTAGCACCAAAGATGCCGGTCGTTAAAGAAACTTCCCTTATAGCACCACCAGCCATAGGATCACCAAACATGGCCCATACGCTACTGGCACATCCAAAGACAAGGTAATCATCTTTATACGGAGCGAGGCATCGGACAATATCTCCAAGCTCGCCTAGATCGCTGGCACCACCATAGACAGGAGACCCCGGATCATTGGCTATATAAGCAAAGTCAAATGGATTAGCCTGTCTCGTCATATACCACTGCTCAGGATGCTCAGGATCACCGGACAAAACGCACCGACCATTATACAGGCATCCAAGATAAGCCCTATTAGGCATCGACCCGGAAGCCCCACCAGCATACGGTGTCCAGTCATACCAATGAGGAGGATCGGCTACATCACTCGGAGTGAAACCAGAGCCATCGCCACTGCCAGTAACAGCAGTAGATGTATCAAATGCCTCGGCATCACCAGCGTAATAAGCGTAACCGTAAGTAAGCGTCTTCGCAGTGTTGGTAAACTTAATTACCATGTAAGCGACATCGCCACCGCCCTGATCTTGAGTGAGGAGATCACCGAAAGCATGTTGAGTGCCAAGGGCTGAGTGCGTCAACTTCGTATTACCGAAGTCAGCTACCTTCAGGTTAGCACCATTCACTATGAAGGCACTTTGAAACGCATTGAACATATTAAGTTGATCGGTTGTATCGATGTCGCCATTCGCGGCGGCCAATTCTACCATAGTCCCAGCGGCCATATCTAAATCCTCATACCATAATTCATTCCTGCCGATAGCAACAAGTCGGCGTAAGTTATTATACTCCGTGAGTGTCACAGCCATTATATATCCTCGTACCAAACCTCGTTATTGCTAATCGCCACTAGACGCTTGATCGTACTTAGGTTCGTTGACGGTGGCATAAGGCTTTCCACGGTGAACGTCCACACTGACCCAGTTACCACATCTACACCATCATTGCCGTCGATCCGCCACGAGTACTCTTGTCCCAGTGTCAGAGTATCTGAGATGGTGAGTGACAGTTCTCCATACCCAGTTTCTACGAGGACCATTGATCCAGTCGGCCCAAAATAAACTTCGTAGTCATCGAAGTCAGGATCATTAGGGTCGGCCCACGATAAGTCGACACCGCCAGATGGCTGTCCAGTTGCTTCATCAGCAGGCGATGGGGTATCAACTTGGCTGTTTCCTGTTGCCGCCCCCCATGCTTGAAACCACATGCCTTGCGTGTTTATAACGCCGGTCCACGTAGAACCACTATCAGATGAAGCCCCCCTGTATCCTGATGTGTTGCTAAAACCATAGGCCCACTGAAACATATTACTGCTGTTAGGTCCAGCAGATGATACTACTACGACGTACTCTTGTCCACTACTAAGTGCCAGAGGAGACGATAAAGTAAATGTTATCTCAGCCTCAGATGTCGGCAGTAACGCTTGGAGAATCTGTACGGTAGCTAGGCTGGACCCAGTTGGTTTATGTGCCCCATCAGCAGCGAATATATCTACATCGACACTGACACAGTTATTTACCCGTTTACCTTCTAGGACGATGTACTCTAAGTCATAGCCACCAGAAGGAGTAAAGGTGTTCATTTTATAAAAGGTGCTGTAAACATTTTCGTAGAGTGACCCGAAGTTATTCGGCTCGTTGTAATTGTATTTAGTACTCATATCGTCACCCGATTAAGTTTACAAAACAGAATCCACAACGCACATAGCTACTACCGGCTGACTACTTCCACCGATGAGGTCTCCATTTCCCCACAGTGCCTGACCAGCCCGCTTACCGCCTCTCGCCTTGTTATCAAGGACATCATACAGTCTCACGTTCAGCATATCAGGAGCAGTAGCAAATGGCTGTTTTGAAGTCGCCAAGCCTTTGTTAACACCGAGCAAAGGAAACGTAATATTCTTAGGTTTACCCATTATACATCCTCGTAAAATATTTTGTTCTGTGCAGCAGCTATCAACCTACGTACTGTTAGCTGGTTGTTCTCTCCTGTTGGTACAGGGTTCCCGGCTTTAAGCCGTGTTGAAACTGTCGGCGGGTAGAAAGGTACGGTAGTAAAACTCCATATCACAGAGTCAAACAGACCGCCACCCACTCTGGCTGCTTGAACTTGCCAGTAGTATGTAGTATTATATTCCAACCCGTACAAAACTTTTATGTTAAGACTCGTCCTAAACCCTTGCAATAAATCGTCATCGGTAAAATTCGAGTCATCTTTTCTTAGGTAAATGAAAAAGAAATCGCCGTCTTCCTCTCCGCCGTTTACAGTCCATGACAGTGTAGGGTCCATCCTTACATCTATAGCACCGTTATCTGGAGACGAAAGTAGTACCTGTCCGTCAGGTACCAAAGTCGTGAACGTAAACTCTGGGGAGTCATAGCTCCTTGTTACCATCCCAAACGTATCCGTGTTATGAGTTACGTTTATCCTTATCTTCCACGTATGCTCCGTTCCGCCAGCTAAGTCAGAATTTATAGGCACGATAGTCCTTACCGACCACGGAAGGGGCTGGGACACTACTATGGTCCCATCATCTATAGCTGGAGACTCGATAAGCTGGGCCGAGTTTACAGTAACTGGCTGAACATGTGCCGTTCTCCACTCCGCACCGCCGCCCGCATCGTAATATTCGTTTATAGTTGCGAGGGCTGATAGCTGAGATAATGCCACTTCTATTTCTGTAGCGTTATCTTCTGGGGAGATGGAAAAATTATACGGAGGTATTTCTACATCTGGCTGCCCCCAAGCTGTATCACCTATACTAGCCATTGTAACATCTCCCGGTCAAAAAATAGGGTAGAGGTTTCCCCCTACCCATTACTTACTTATCTTTCATCGCCTTCATTGTAAACCAGATCGGATCGGTAAATAACCTCGATCTCGTACACATTCAAAGCATCCGTGGTGTGGGCACTAGATGCGAAGATAAGCGTAACCGCGTCTCCTGCCTCCATGCCCAGATCGCTGGCGTCTATCTCCACCCAGTCTGCTATATCTGTGTTACTGTTTACCGCATCCGAGATAGTCGGATCAAGGTCAGACGACAAAGCTGCTCCAGCACGTTTCCGATACATGGTCGCATCGATCGTCGGTGTGTTCGTATCTCCTGCGGAGTTCGCAAGAAAACGAATGAGCAGTTCGTCGTTGCTCTTGTCGTAGTCTCTCGGAATCTTAAAGGTAAGTGTTCCAAGAGCAGTTTGGCTAGAGGGCAAGACCACTCCTTCATAGCTCGTCTCTAAAGACGCATAATTAGGATTGCCGCTACCGGACAACAGTGGTGCCCCGTCAGCAAGACGCAACTGGTTAATACCAAGCCCGGCAATCTCTCGCTTGAACCCAAATCCAGTAATCGTACCTTCCAGCCTTTTCAAAAATGTTCCAGCATTCAAACCACTCATACTTCCACCTCTTTCTCCCGGTACCCCGGAACCTTCTATAAGTTACAGTCGGTACGCCCGACCACATTTTTACAAATCGTGATCCGTTGTCACGTTAAGCCATGTCCTGTGATTCATGTGCCTCCTTGTACGTCTTCCATATCCATACTTCCCAACCAACCTACGCGGGCGTGACAAGTTATCGAGTTTGTGTGCAAAGGGTAGGTGAACTTTGTAGAACAGTTCTACCGAACCTTCATTTATTTCTTCGATCTGTTTCTCGGCTTCAGCATAACATGCCGCCATGATACAGTCGTCGAACTTAACACCAGCAGGATGAAAGTTAGCTGCCGGTTCAACATAGTACACCGTAGTTGTATCAGGTGTTGTCCCGCCTGACAGGGCCGTGAAAGTAAACGTCCCACTTGACTCAGTGTAATCGGTAATTGTGGCCGTCTGACCTAAACCAGTTCCACCTGTCACAGTGAGGACCCACGTATTAAAGTAGTCGTCAGCCTCCAGTCTGTCAGAGTCCACGAGTGTAGTAGGTGATCCGCCAGTAGCTATACCAGTTTCACATTTCATCGCGTTGAAATGCGATGTATACGGGAACAGCAATGTATCGGCAGCTACAGGAGCAGGATCAACTTTTAGCTCCCACCGTCTGCCACCGAGTACACCCGCTGACGGCGTATAAGGTACATACGCTGCTCTTAAAGGATAGCCGACAGTAACCCAGTTCGCTCTTAGCATACGAATTGTTGACTCATCTACCCACATGATTTGCGATCCGTGGTTAGTGGCAGTAGCATAACTAATCGGGCCATCAACCTGACCGCTGAAATCTTCAGGTAACAAGTTAACTTTCTCGACGCGGTAGACCGATGTAGTGTCCGGGGTAGAGCCACCTGACAAAGCGGCGAAAGAAAAAGTTCCGCTTGCACTTACATAGTCAGTAACAACGGCTGATTCACCCTTGCCTTCTCCACCTATCACGATCATAATCCAGTCATTGAAGTAATCGTTAGCTTCCGTTCTACCAGAGTCTACAAGTGTGGTCGATGATCCACCAGTTGCCGTTCCACTTGCTGTAACGGCCAGAAGTATGCTGGCTATACGTTCTTTCCATTTCCATCCGCGAGGCGGAGGACTTGCATCGAATAAGCGAAACGCATCATTTACAATCCGTCTGCACTTATCCAAGTTGAAAGCGTCTACAGGCACAACGGGTTTCCCTTGCCCTGTACTTCCATAGTATGCCATGCCCGCTTTCTCTGCTACTCGTAACAGCATGTCATAAAAAGTAATAACGCTCGTAGGCTCTGACATCGTTTACCCCTCTGTTTCTTTCATGTTAATGACGCGGCAAATCGCTTCTTCGTGCAGTATCCCGCCGAGTTGTGCCCGGCCTTCAGCGGTCATGGCGATAAGCTTATTAGTAGCTTCTTTAAGGATTCGTGCTTCACGTTCATCGAGTGTGATGGTACTGTCACCCGTATAGTCCCTAAAATGCTTGGCGAGTATAACGGCTTCTGCAATATCTTCGCCGCTTCTAAAGATACCCATTGTGCGAAGCCACACAGAAAGATTTTTTGCAAGCGGGTATTCCTCTTCTTTCATCTCGATCCCGATTGACTTATCATCTTTGACTACCTGTCTAGGTGCTTCAATAGAATACTTACTTAAATCCAATAAAAATCTTTTCGTCCTCATAATTTCATTTCCTCAACAAGTTAAGATAAAGACCCGGCCCGCTTCGTCCCTTGTTGAGAGTGAAGCAAAGCCGAGCCATACTGTTAATTAAAAAATTTACTGTCTACTGTTTAGTGCTTATGGATTGATCTGCAAACAGATAACAGTAGAACCGTTATTAGCGGCGTTGTTATCCACGATGAACCCAGCCCTTTGACCGTTCAGGTACGTAGCATCAGTCGTGCCCTTATGCTGCAAGGAGCCATCTTCTTTGAAAACTACGTCCCGCTGCTTTGTTGACTTACCGACTTCATTCTGCGGTGCTATCCACAGACTGCCCCATGTCTGCACCCAAAAATACATATCAGAAGCGGACACATACACAGCGGGAACCCCAGCGTAGGATTTCGACTGCGAAGACGCATCATACTTGAGGTTACTGTACGGAGAAGGCATACAGAATGCGTAGCTCGCCGTCGATACAGCCGCCGTAAGCCCGGCATCGAGGTAGATCGTAATCTCGTCGGATACCCCACCAGCAGTATTCCCAATTATACCTCTCTGTTGAAGAGCAGAATCATCGGAGCCAGTAAGCAGCTTAAAGAGGATCGTGCCACCCTTTAGGCCGTCCTTAGTCTGTGCCACTGTGCCTTGATTAGTCATAACAACCGACCTATCACCGATAACGGCAGCGGCAGCTAAAAGTGAATAGTCGATACCAGTCGCAGGGATAGCGTTCTCAAAAGTAACACCACGACCTGTCCAACACGCCCCCCCGGACTTAGCGTAGCGAAATACCCTGCCATCAGGGAGTACCATTTTATCCCCGATATCATACTTCGGGTTCTTTTCCGTAGAAGTCGTGTACAAGAAATCCCACTGCCCAGCGGTTTCGTAACTGACCTGTCCGGGACGACCGACAGTATCAGTAATTGCTTTACCCTTACCCATATTACTTTCTCCAACAATAAATAACTAACCTAGAAAAACTATCTGGGGGACACAATACCCCCCAGAGAAATACTGATACTACTTAGGCTGCTTTATGCAACACGAAGCCAGACTCACGCCTGTTCAAGCACAGGTTATTGTGGGCACCGTCAAGGAACACGGTGAACGTGGTGTGCTGTGTACGGTCCGTAATAGGTTCGCCCTCTTCCATCCAGTAACCGTCATGGACGTAAGGAACAAACTTGGCGAAGTCAAGACAGTACATAGGACTGTAAGCCGCACCATTCAACTGATTGATCGGAACAACTGGAAGCCGGTTGACGTAGACCAAACCAGTGTCGTCCATCTTGAGATTACCCAGAATGTCCTTGCCGCTGTGCCTGTCATCACGCTGGTCGGCCAAGTCCATAAGACGCGTCACCGTGTCAAAGTCAGTGTACACACGCTTGGCACCAGAACGCTTGTCAGATGGGTCCTTGACAAACAGAGGAGCTTTGAACTTGGTGTACATGAATGCAAGACGGAAGGACCGCAGCAAAGTATTATCCACGTTTGCATACAGAGCAGCGTAGTTACGCCACTTGGTCTCAGAAGCAGCATCGATGCCCGCACAAAGAGTCCCGGTACTTGCGTCCTGATAATCAATAGTAGCACCAACGAAACCGCTGGAGGAATTAACCGATCCAGCCGCGTTCTTGATGTTCATGTAGTACGGAACACCGTTGGGGTACAGATCATCAGAAGCACTCGTGGGTGTCTTCCACGCACGATCTTCGATGAGGTTAGCCAAAGCCCAGAGACCGTCAACACGCCTGACTTTCATCAGACTGATGAAGCCCTTAGCAGAGTTCTTCTGCTGAAGAATTTCAAACTTCTCCCACGAATAGTTCGTTCCGATCTGAGTCCACGGAACCTTGATAGTGTGAATGACATCACCGACTGTGGGATTGTCAGTATCAAAGGACCTACGATACCGAGCATTACCAGTGTTGTCAAGCATTACTTTACGCTCGATCTGCGTACCACCGTCAATAACCATACGCTCCTGTTGATAAATTCGGCAGAACTCGTAATCGTTATTGTCCCAACCGACATCGAAAGTCTGGTTAGGGAGATCATTGATAGTGGTTGCGATCAAGTCAGCAAGATCAGCGTTTTTTACGCCCATTGTTTATCCTCTCAAAATATTGCTTTTAGTTTAGCAGATGTAGCAGCTATTAACTGCTTCTCTGACTTCTTAGCACCCTTTTCGGGCACTACCTTTTTACTCTTCGCCGGTTTGAGCGTGACACCTTTTGCACGCTTCACAACTTTGGACTTTAACTCATTACGCAAAGCCTCTGTCCGATACTTCTCACTAACCGACAAGTGAGCCTTCTCCATTGCATCTTCCGGTGTGATCTCACGACCTTGTTTTTCACTGCCAGCGATAATCCTATCGGCCATCTCTAACATGGCCCATCGATTATTCATCTGTTCGACAGTAAGTTTATTAGCCACCTTGCCCTCACCGTAAAAATCAGCATACGACTTCATAGCTGGATCGGTAAAAAACTTATCGACCGTGGCTTGAACCGCAGAGTCAGGCTCAGGTGCTACTACTTTTTCCTGAACCTTTGTAGCCTCTGCCAGTTTAACCTGCATACCCTCGAAAGCTTTTACCATTGTGCTATCCGCACCGTACTCTTCCTTCAGGGCGGCGAGGGTGGTGTCCTCTTCCGTGGTCTCTGTAGCTTTCCCTTTGCCAGATTCCGCCACGGTCTTAACCTCTGGCTCAACTCTACCCAGTCGGGCGAACTCAGCACTCAGTTTGTTAGTGGACTCGTGAATCTTTGCAAAGGTCTTCATCGCTACTTCCGGTGATGCCTCGAAGAAATCCTTTACCTCTTTCTCATCCCATCCTTGGTGAACTGCCGCCCGCATGTATGCTTCAGGCAATTCGGTCCCGCCGTCTTCTTCAACAGTTTCTTCCTCAGAGGTAGATTCTTCCTCGTCGTCATCCTCGTCTGCCTGTTCTTCTTCCTCTTCTTCCTCTTCTTCGTCAGGGGTAGACTTAGATTCTTCTTCGGCCTCTTCTGTCTGGTCGTCGTCTTCTTCTTCGTCGTCGTCCTCTACGGCATCACCGTTAAGGGCGTCGAGACGAGCCTGTGTCGCTTCAACGAGTTCACCTTCGGACTCTTGAAGCTCTTCTTCTGTTGTTCCTTCTTTTGCCATACTGTGTTACCTCTCAATAGGGTTAGGAGTGGTTCGCCACTCGTAGCTACTAATTAGTACTAGGCGATTCTCTCGCCCTTTTTCTTGATCTTCTGTGGGTGCTTCACAAACCCAGTTTTCTTCAGGTAGTCACTCTGCTGCTTCACAGAATTAAAACCTATCCGTCCATCGGGTAGTACATCTACACCCGGAAAGAGTTTTCTGTGTGCCTTTGTCTGACACGGATTTATCGCCAATGACGCAGACGTGTGGCTGTAATCACCATCAGCTATACCCGACTCATTACGAGTGTAGACATAGTAAATAGGCTCGCCACAATCCTCGCACATCTCCCAGTCATCAGCACTCACCCTTTCGACTTTTACTATCGGCCCATGCTCTTCTTCCTTGTAGCATTTTAGGCAGGCTTCAATAAACATAATTTCCCTCTCAACAAGAATTTTTATTTCTTTTTCTTCCTACGCTTCTCTGCTTCTCTCTCAGCGTCAGTCTTGAATTTAGTCCCTGCCTTTTTGAGTTCAGCCTTAGTGCCCTTGGTCCTCGCGGTCTCAAAGTGTTTCTTTACTTTACCCTTGAGTTTTGACACCCAGCTTTTCTTTTCTTTCTTCTTGGGTGCAGCTTTCTTCTTGGCTGACTTCGCATGACTGGCGGCTATCCTAACCGCTTTCTTCATTTCTTCCTTTGACATTTTCTTCTTCGGCATTAGTAAGCTCCTTGTCCTGCTTGTGGGGCACCACCTTGAGCGACTTGACCAGCCTCTTTGCCCGGCGATGCTATATCTCGTTTCATGGCGTAGCCACCGTTCTGTGCTATACCCGGTTGCGGCCCTGCCTTACGTGTTGATCCCGGTGTCCCTGCTCCAGCCTGTCCACCGCCGCCCTTGTTCTGAATCATCATCAGATACATTTCCAATTTCTGCTGGAATTCAGGATCGGTAAAAAGCTCTTGAACCCAGTCACCGATTTCGAGTTCCTCACCCGCCATAGTTAAGGCGTGCTGGAAGTTGAACGGCATACCGAGTTGCATCATCATCATGGCCGTATTAGCCAGAGCCGGTACTACATTGGTCATAAACTCCATCAAGCGTTTTGACCGAACAGCAGGGTCTAGCCGTGACATAGACTTCGACCTGATCTTGTAGATATAGTCGTCAACGTCTCCACGCACCTGTGCGGGTGTCAACCTTACCTGCTCTTCTTCTTTTCCGGGTTGCCTACGTGCGAGTATAATGTCCATCAGGGGATCATTACGCAAGTACCAAGCACAGTCATGGCTGATGCCTGCTGTACCGTCATACAGGATGTCTCTTGAATCCTCTACAGAAATTTGAGCGTTACCCTGTAAGATGTTAGCCTGTGTAGCTGTCTCTGCTTCACTGGACGCACCGGAAATCTGATCCGGGTTGCCTGACATATAGTTGAACCATACCTGCAACTGAGCAAGCATCTGCTCGTTACCTTTGTTCTGACCGCCGAATGATACTGTCTGGGCACCCTTCGGGTCGTCAGTAGCAACAGCTTCACCGTTCTCAGCGTCAAGAATATCTTGAGCAACATCAGCGTGTGAAGGTTTGAACAACAAGATGTCTTTCTGGTCTTGCGACTGATCCAGAATCTTATTGAACGTAGAGTTAGCTGCTCTGTGTAGATCGAAGTACAAACTCACAGGAGCAATAGGCATCGGGTTATCATCAACAGGAGGTGTGAAGCTCAAGTAACGATAAGGCCCAGTCTTAGGACCATAGTAATCAGTAATGCCGAGGTACTTCTCGAACGTCACTTCTCTCGGATCGGGAATAGTCACGAGAGCGTCAGCACCCGGAACCCACAACTCGACCACATTGACTATATCCATCAGGTCTTTCATCTCGAAAGCACCAGCACGAGACCTCGATATCTCCGCTGTGGCCCGCGTATCACCAGTGTACATCGTAGCCGATGGTAACTTCATCACGAGATCATGGTCATATAAGTCACTGCCTAATAGATGGGCACGCGGTACGGATGTTCTGTTACCGACAAACGACGACTCAGTTATGCTCTTACATAAAGGATCGATCACCCAGTCATCGAGGTCAACCAGAGAAACATAAATCTCGCCGGGATCAATCTGCTGGTTATCTATAACGATATAACTGTCAGAAGCAGAGATACCAGTTTTCACTATGCCCATGCTGAACATGGCAGATACTACCCATGCACGCAACAGGGCTTTCAAGTTGACCCGCTGTGCTATCTTATCCAAAGCCAACGACTGCAACTCAGCATAGTCTCTATACTCTAAGTTGTCAGTGGTAACTTCGTTACGCGGATTCCTACTAACGATAGCCGGGACTATGGATCGAATAGCCGAGAACAGTAAGTTAATTGGCTGATCCCCGGTAAGGCCATAACTCTGCGAGTAGTACTGCCCGCAGAATTCTTTGATGAACATCGCCCTCGCACGACGAAACACTTTCAGCCGGTCGAAGCCTTTCCTCACCACTTCTTGTATCTTCATTGGACTTATTTGTTCAATCATAGTTATCCCGAAAAGTTATATTTCATTCTCCTAGTTTTATTCCTCTTGTTAAGGAATTTCTTCTTCTTCATAACCTTCTCCATCCTCGCCCCAGTAGAGTTCTGTGGGGGTTTTATGCCGGATGACTTCGACATGAGGACAGTATCTTTACCCTCCTCAAGCGTGAGTGCATCAGCAATAACACAGTCACCATGAGTCTTCCTCGCTGATGCGTTCTCCTGAACTAAATCCGCTGGCCCGATGTACCCACTTGGGAAGTAGATGTAGTAGAGAACTTCATTAAGAGCAAACTCTGAATGATTGATGTAGCCACCGTGAGCAAGTACCCTATCGTACATGGTGAGTAACGCATTCTTTGAAGTCGGGTCGGCGTGCCAACCATATTTCTTCGTTTGGGTATCGGTAGTTTGTCCCTCGACTAATTTTTTGAAGTAGTGAGGGTACTCGAACTTGATGACTACCATACGCCCGAAGTCCCAGCCGGGTCCATTCATTTCCCACTTCAGCAGCGGGAGACGATGTGGTAGCTTACCACCAACCCAGATGGCTAACGCTACGGCCACCCTTGCGAGTTCATACGCTGGGGTATTCGCGTCTCGCCATTCAGCTATCTTCTCGCCGGTCTCCCTGCACTTCACGGATAAAACTGAATTGGACGCTCCCTGTCCTTTGCTGACATCGATACCAATCCGGTATGATAAGGACTGATCTGGCCTCCCCATCACAAGATGAGTCCAGACTCGGAGAGGGCCGCTTGCGTTACGATTGATGTTAACGCAGTTCAAGTCCCTGCGTTTAACGTAGTCTGCAACATCGTCATTAGATATAGTTTTCTTAATATCGATGACGTGTCTCGTCAGCGGCTCAGAAGCGTGAAACGCAAGATGCTTCTGAATATTTTCAGCGGAAAAGAACATCTCACCAGACTCGACATCCTGTGCAAGAACTTCCTGTGCGAGATGCCTCGGACTACGGATAGACTCCTCTATGTCGAACCACGGTGATCTGATCTCGTAGCCGCCGAGTGGTTTCTCTTCGACATGCCTTCCAGCACCCTTCTCAGGATGCTCCCAGTAAGGTAGCTGGAAAACTTTGATCTGCCCTGATTTTTTCCAGCGACTGTACTCTGTACCAGCACCGGCAGGAGTTGAATTGATGATACGCATCAGTGCGACATCTCGTGTTGCTGATCGCATCTCGTTACCAAATTCCACTTTTGAAAATTCGTCGAGCAGGGCAATCAATCTCCTATCGCCTGATCCTGCGTGCTTCGTCGTGGATTCCCCATCGATTGTGGCCCCTGTCAACGAGTTGTGCATGTGCATTTTGGTTCTGTTCTTATCGCCCGGTAGAATATCCGGTGGTAGCATCCAGTCAGGAAGCCACTCATTTATCTTATCATGTTTCTGAAATAGTGCCTTGTGATTTCCAGTCTGATCCACGTAGTCTCGCGTCCTAGACATCTCAAGTAACTGCGGTCCTTTAGGGTGGAACAGCCACAGCCAGTGGAGGAAAACCACACAGCACCAAGAGGCACCCATGTCACGGCACTTAGAAATAAGTATATCTTTGGCATGTTTAAGGTGATCCTCAAACCTATTAAATAGATCATCTTGTATCTCCCACGATATAAAAGGAACGTGAGGGCTTAAAGATTCGATACGCTCACCAGTAACCGGGTCAACGTCAAACTGATGGTACGTCCACACAAAAGCGTTTACCCAGTATAGTAAGGATTCACTACATGCGGCCATCAAGTCACTTTGTAGGATCGGGTCATTTTCAGCTTCAGCTAAAATTCGTCCCTTCCAAGCTATATTTTCATCAGGGCCTTTCGGCAGGATCAACCCGGTCTTTGGGTCTTTCCAAAACCTGTCATTCTTCGGGAAGGGTGTCGATAGGCTCGGCTTGCAATTTTGCGTCAAGATCATTGTCACCCAATGCTAATGAATTTAACCGTTTCTTGTTTTCTGCCGAGACCTTCTTTGGCAACGTCATTCTCTTATCATCACTTGTGTCAGTCTGCGCAGCCCTACCCTCGATACGATCCCAGATAAGTGCGATCATGCCACGGTCAGGAACTGATATGATCTCAACACCGTTCTTATCGACGACCTTACTGCCGAGTGCGAGCTTGAACATCGTCCTAGCCAGTGCCTCGGCTTTAGTAACCATGTCACCTTCCGGGCCTAGCTCGGTATCTTCCTGAGCGATCACGCGAAGGTGGTGTGAAAGTAGACGCCCGGCACGAGCCTTAGACCCAAGTACCGATGGCACTTTAGGTTTAGGTGGTGGGGGAATTTTTTTGGTTTGGATGTCTACAACTTTAGGTTTGCTTTTTTTAGACGGCTTTGGCTTGTCATCCGGTGTCGGTGGGTTTGGTGCCATATTTCATCTCCTGTATTTCATTCAAGTAATAGGATGCAGCATTGGCGGCCCACTCAAGAGTTATCTCACAGTCCTCTTCACTCAGTTCCATCAGCTTAAAGACATACGGCTGACCGTACTTTACTTCCATGAATCGAAAATACTTCAGCCACTCACCCTGTCTCTCGATGTTGCACTTGTAACATTGTGAATGAACGCACGTAGGGTCGAACAGAATTGAATCCATCCGACCCGGAATGAAATGACCGGCTTGTAGTTTTCCCATTGGATACTTGCTGCCACACGTACAGCACTTACCGTGAGTAAGAGTTCCAGTGGTCTCAAGGCAATCACGCAATCGGATGTAGACTGAGAAAATTTTCCAGAGTGCCGTCTTAAACTTCGTCGGTGTGAAATCACCAGTCTTAGTTCTCTTCTTACGCTTGGCCTTTGCCATATCCACCCCCCGCTTTCTTACGGAAGAAGTCACGCTCCCTTCGCGTGGCCTCGACATCAAATTTCAGGTAGGTGATTGCGATACTCATTTCGCCGAATAACCTTTTCATCGACTCTAGGACTGCCATGTATTCAGCGATTGTTTTTGGTTCTGGTTTTTCGTCTTTAGCATCCATGTTGCTCCCAATGTTTACTCAGACAACTTGCGTAGATACCCGACTCCACTGTTTACGTTAGTGGCGTAATGTAGAGTAGTTACCCCGTTTGGTATAGTTATGATGATAGTCCCGTAAATAGGACAGGCCCAGATGATGTTAGCCGGGGTAGTAGTCGCAGCTATACCAAAGATAAAGCCGCCGAGTATCATCGAAGTAAATGCGTATGTGGCACCAGCTACAACCGTTGCTGTGCCGTTAGCTAATGCAGTGCCGTTAGTGAGAGTCTGACCCGATGCTGCAATGGGATCAGGTGCATCGGCTGGAGGTACTCTGTGACCAGCGTTATCGGATAAAAAAGTTTCCATGTTAACTCCTCAAAAATTATTTTTTAGTTCGGCGAAATCCAAGTCGCCAGAGAAATCTGGCTACGTCTTCTGTCTGGCTAAATCCTTCTTCGTCATGCAAATATTTATCAGGTACACCAATCGCGTGTAGAGCTTCGTGCAAAGCTGCATTAAGGTGTCTCTGTTTCTTTCCGGGTACTAATAAAATCTCAGGGGCAGTTTCATCGTCAGGCACGTCACACACGCCGTCTATCCTATCGGCGAATTCTATCTTGTAGGTCACTCCATTGAATGTGTGCGTCCTAATCATGGTGCCCCCAAAAAATTAAAGTGGGGGCGGCCCGCAGGCTCAACCCCCCACTATTCATTTACGGTGTAAACGGTTCTGGCAGATTTCCCCGCCCCCCTGTTGCCTACGCCGTTAATTCATGTGCTTATCGTATATTTCCTCTAACTTCTTCCTACACTTGGCGTAATTACAGTACGCAAATACAAATAACGCAGTTTGAGCTACTGCTATCGCTACGAGCAAGTAAATAACCATCAGTTCATCCTCTTCTTCCGCATGGCGTAATCGATACCTGCTCGTCTCGCATTACCCATTTGTTTCTGGTCGATGATCTTGGAAAGAGTACTCTGCATAACGCCGGGATTCGACATCATCATCATCTCTACACAGAACTCATCGAAGGGCATATCTTTCTTCTCGAAGCCATCGTACAACTTTTTGAAAGCCTTCTTCGTCTCATGCGGGATGCTCGCGAATATTTCATCCTTGGTGGTCGGCTGCGACTTGATAGGCTCTGTCGGCTCTTTGACCCCTTCATCAACTTCTTGCTCGCCCATGCAACCAAGCATCTCAGGGGTGATGTCTTCTTGTTTGAAATCTTCGTTACTTACCATCGGTGTCCTCCGAATCGGTAATAGTTTTTTCCTCAACAGGAGAAGCAGCCTCAATCGAGGAAATCTCAAGAGCTTTCTGCAAATCGGCAAACTTCTGGTCATGCTTCACGATTGCGGTCTCTGGTTCCACCAACTTTACATAAGTTAGCTTACGCCCTTGCTCGTCTATCTTTGTGTCGCCGGGCTTCGGGTCATCAATCTTACTTTTTTCATGGGCTTCAATGCACTCGGCCCGGAGCTTTTCGGAGCAGTCTTCGTATGAATCTTCCTTCCACATATCCTCAAGGACCTCGATCCTCTTCTGATACCCAAGTAATTGCTTCTCGCTCTCAGCTATTTCGTCAACGAGCATGTTGTTCGTCTCTTTTGCCTTCTCAAGATCACGAAGGAGATTACTATTCGTCTCCATTATCTCAAGGAACTTCTCTTGCGATACAGTGCTAAGATACTTATCCCTAACAGTGAAGGCACACTCGATCTCCACAGTCTCCCAGTTCATTTTGAACTTGTTCACGGAAACAATGACTAGATCGGGATTCAGCTTCTGAAAATGTCGGATGCCCTGCGACTTACTAATCACTGAACCTTCTTTTCCGATGTCGTCACGAGGGTAGTTCACCTCAACTTGTCTTACTGGTGCTGCTGCCATAATTTTTCTCTCAACAAAGGGTTAACTACTAATTCAGAACTGACACGGCTCGCTAGGATTCTCCGGTACCCATGATACCACACAGTATCCTATAACGTCTCCTTCGTGGTCCCTCACTACTCCGGGGGCCGGGCATAGCATTACATGAACGCCATTGAATACCCGATGGAAGAAATGGCCGATCCCACAGTATAAAGTTTCAGGGCTGTTAATCACTATCGTTGCCAGTGTCCCGCCTTCGAGACCATACACTGTGTAGGTGCGACTGGTCTCACCAGAGATATCGTGTGCTTTGACTTCGCCTTTTCCTGTTAACATTTTTACTCTCCAACAAGGGTTAATTATTAAGTCCGACCGATGGGACTCGAACCCACACCCCCTGATCCACAGTCAGGTACTCTGCCGATTGAGCTACGGAAGGTATCATTATAAGGGAGAACCCTGTGGGATTTATTCATTACCCAATTTTTCCGTGTGTGCTTTACGGCAGGGATCATTTATCTTTTCTTACAAAAAATTCCAAGAAAGGAAAAGGCTTCGGCTCCTCAACTGTTCCACCGCCTCCATACGAAGTGTCGATAAATAAATCTGCATACGGGATCGGAGTAAGCTCTACATTAAATTCATCGTCGAACCCGATTTTTGTTATTCCCGGCTTGAGCATGTCATCATGCAGCCCGAACACTTTAATGTGGTCATCGACAATATACTGAATGACTCGCTCGAAAGTTTTTGCCTTTTCCTTCAGTTCCTTTTCTTCTGTAGTCACCGAAACTTTAACTGGCGGGTGGTCAAAGTTACCCACGCACTTGTGCATCGCCATTAAACTTTTTACAAATCCCTCAGAATCCATTAGTACCCTTTCAGTCTCCAAAAATCATAACCGCCAGCAGCACAA